GTTCTCCGACAGCCAGGTGGCGATCGTTCCGCGTAGCCGGTGCGGGGTGATGCCCTTGATCTTGCATGCGGTGTTGGCAGCCCGGATGACGTCACGCATGAAGCCGGGTCCGTACGCAGTGCCGTCCGCGCGGCAAACCACAAGGCCCTCGGGCGCTCGCAGCGGCGCCAGGTAGTCGGCCAACTGCGGCAGCACGCGCAGTGCATCGGCCTCCCTGCCCTTGGTCAGGCCCGGCGTGTAGGTGGCGCGCTCCCAGTCGAACCATTCCCAGCGGGCGGTGGTAACCTCGGATTCGCGCAGGCCCAGCCACAGCATCAACCGGGCGGCGGTGCTGAGCGCCGGCGCGCGGCCGGCCTGGTCGATCACGTCGAACCACGCCAGGACTTCGGCCATGGGGAGGATGGCACGCGGGTGCTTCTGCACGCTCAGCATCGCGACGTCCCACGGCAGGCGTGGCAGGATGTTGCGCTTCACGGCCCAGCTGACCAGGAGCTTGAGGATTCGCAGCCAGTGGTTGGCGGTGGAAAAGGCCCGTCCATCGAGGTGCAGCGCGCGGGCACGCTCAACGGTGGTGGTGTCCAGCTCGCTCACCAGCTTGTCACCCAAGCCGTACAGGTGCAGCTTGGCAAACGTCTTGATGCTGCGGATGTGATGCGCGCTGGAATGACCGGCGCGCACCTGGTGCCATTCGCTGATCAACTCGATCAGCGTGGGGATCGGATTGCCTCCGTTAGCGCGCGCCACCGCAGCGTTGTACTCACGCTCCGCCACGGCCAGCGCCTTCTGCTTGTCGCGCAACCTGGTACTGCGCTGCACGCGCGGGAACGGCCGCACTTGGAAGCGATAGTGGTAGGTGCGACCGACCTTAAAAACGTCAACGCTCAATCGGGCTCCGATTTACTTAGAAATAGGTTTCACTACGCTTGCGCATGCCCAGCGCCTCTTGGGCGCTATGCAAAACGGCCAGCGTGATGGCCTGGTCACCGGCGGCATGGCGCTCGAGGACCCGGCGGGCCCAGCCTCGCTTGTCGCGGGCGTCATCCGGACGGCCGATGCCGGCGGCGCCGACTTGCTTCATGAACTGCTCCGCGTTTTCCTTCGACATTGCGCCGCGCTCCGGCGGCGGCAGCTGCAATCGCGCTGGTGGAATCGGCTCCCACGCACCGCGCGCCAGTTGACGCTTCAAAGCGGCCGCCCACCGGTCCTTCACCTGCCCGTGGGTTTGCTCCATCAAATCGCGTGAGAGGCCCGTGGTGGCCCAGAAAATAGCGGGGTGCGACCATACCCCTACCTCACCCTTTCCGCGCGCCTGTAGGCCGTCTACAGCCTCGTGGTAGGCCATCACCGGGTCCATGTGTGGTTTGCAGGCTTGGATAAACTCAGAAACCGATGGCGGCCAAGCGAACCGGCGCCGGCATTCCTTGAGTCCGTCAACGACCTCGGCAGGTGTGACCAGTTCGTCTTCGAACGCCTCGACCCAGCTCTCAGCCCAGTTGTCGATCGACTGCTGACTCGGGAAGTCCTTTCGCCACTTGCCCGGGTAGGCGCCGTCGAGCCGGTTCCACAGGTGGTCGATCAGCGAGATTCCGAGTTTCGGGTGCACGGCGAACCAGTTCGAGTTCGGCCTGGTCGAAGGAACGTCCTGCGCCAGCGCGCCGCCAGCAACGGAGGGCAGATCCGCCGTCATGGCGCACCTGGCCGGTTGCGGTTGACGTGCGCGGTCGGATCGAATCTCTGCGCGGCACCGGTGCCGGCCTGCTGCCGGTCGCGCAGCACCCAAGCGGCCTCAAACCCGACCCAGCCGCGTGTGCAGCAGAGGGCGAGCACGGCGTCCAGCGACATTCCAGCCGCTCCGGCCTCCCGCAGGAAGTTGTCGAGGACGACCTTCGACACCGGCGCCCGCTTGGCCTTTCGCAGGGCGAGCCAGTCTGCCACGGTTTGCTGTTCGACGCCCAGCATCATCAAGGCCGGGGCGGGATCGAACGACGGCGCAGCCGGCGGCTTTTTTTGTTTATTTTTTTTATTGTTTACTTCTTCTCTTCTCTTCTCTTCTCTAGGTAACGCCTCACTAACGCCGCTATCACTTTCTGGTAACGCTTCGGGCGTTACCTCTGCGTTTCCAGCTTTGTGATTAGCGACGCGCCGGGCTGTTTGCGCGCGGCTTTTCGCTGATGCGCCGTTGTGATCGTTGAAGTTCATGATGTGCAAGCCATCAGGCGTCTCGACGAGCCAGCCCACCTGAACGAGCGCGGCGCCAAGGCCAGGCACGCCGCACTTGCGATCTAAGGTGCGCGCAGAGAGGCCGGGAAGGATGCCGTTCGCCGAGTGCTGATCTGCTGTCGACCACAGCCAATAAAGGCCGCCGACGATGGTCGCCTCACCGACACCTGTGATGTCGCACAGGCTGGATACCCGTGGATCGTCCCACAGGTTGCATCGCATTTTGATCCAGTCTCCGGCCATTAGATCGCCTCCTGTAGCGCGACCAGTACATCGGCAGCCTGTATCGGCGCCACGGCATTTCCCAGCATGTGCACGGCCTCCTTATGGGCGAGCGGGAGGATCGTATCTGGAGGAAAGCCCATTGCGGCCCGGCATTCGTTTTTCGACAGCATACGCATGCGTTCGCCCTTCACCACACCCCAACGATCGCGTGTCGTTATTGTGCCAATCGGGCGGGAGAGGCAGCGACCGGTCAGACCAGAGCCTCCACCATAGTAAGGCATCAGGAAGCGCTCTCCGAAGCTGGCACGTCCACGCGCCGCGCGCGCCTGGGTAGCAGCGACCTTCTCGGAGAGAGGCGACCAGACCCCAGCATCGAACTCGACGAAGCTGCTGGCCGGCTGGTGGTCGTGTCGCGCGATATCAAGAACAATTGGATTTTTAGCGCGCACACCGATGATAAACAGGCGCTTTCGATGCTGAGGAACGCCACTGTCAGCCGCGTCAAGCACCATGATCGTGAGGCTGTAACCCAACGCCTCCATGGCCGCGCGCCAAGCTGCGAATAGAGTCCAGTGCAAAAACTCAGGAACGTTTTCGAGCACAAACGCTTCAGGACGATGATACTCTGCCGCCGACACCGGCGCCCAGGCCGTTGATCGACTCGCATCGTGCTGGGGATTTCCATGCTCCCGTCCACGCGCGCGGCTGTGCCCCTGGCAGCACGGAGATGCAAGCATGATGTCGTGCTGCGGTACTTCCCGCCAGTCGGCCTGCTGCAAGTCTTGGCAAGCATGCACCGTACCCGGATGGTTTGCCGCATGAATTTCCACGGCCGCACGCCAGTGATTGGCGGCCCACACCACGTCAACGCCCGCGAGTTTTGCGCCAGTAGAAAAGCCCCCCATCCCCGCGAAAAGATCAATCGCTTTCATACGCGGCCTCCATCTGGTTGAGCAGCCGCTTGTACGCGTCCGAGTCGGCCCCGTAGCGCTCTGCCTTCTTGCGCAGCTCGGCTTCGCGCAGCGCTTCCACGTCGAACTCGACCAGATACTTCGCCGGCACAAACGCCCAGCGGTTCTTCAGCAGCGTGCCCTTGGCGCCACGAATCTGCACGTGTGCAAACGGGATTGTGTAGGTTTTGCTGTCCAGCGATCGCACTCGCCCGTGCTGAAATTGATGCCCCCCTCCAGCTATCATCACTTCGGCGCCGGTATTCATGCGACCTCCGAGGTCAGGCAGCCCAGCAGACGGAAGGGGCATGTTATCGCGTGTGCCGCGCCACGCTCGCGTTGGCAGCCAACGCAACGGTAAGCGGCGTTCATGACCGAATCCAGTTGATGCCAAAGGCCGCGCCGGAGCGGCGCGCGCTGGCGGCGTTGAGAGAGCCGACCTTCCAGTCGCCGCGATAGGCTGGCGCAGCTGGTTCGCGCTCCACCTCCTCTACCTCGGGCGGTACCAAGAAGGCGCGAGCGCGGCGGGAGACTGAATAGGTCGCGCCGTCCTTGACCAGGCACTGATCAACTTCCAGCTGCGCGTATAGGTGATGGATCGTCTGCTCGCTGCGGTTGAGCAGGCTGTGGCGGGCGATGCCTTCGCTGATGGTGGCGGGGCCGACGAGCAGCGATTCGAGGATTACGCGCGCGCGGCTATGCTTCGGTGGAATTTTCATGGATAATGTCCTTGTTCGATTGTTGTATCTAAGGCCAGCCCCACGCGGGCCTTTCCTATTTCTGGCCAGCTGCTTCGCGTAACAGGCGTTCGTAATGCTCTCGGGTCATGACGTGACCCGGTTCGATCGGCAGCGGCGCCGTCGGCGACGGCGCACTCAAGCCGCCTCCGGCGCCAGCTCGTCCAGCGTTGCCAGCTGCATGCCGAATTTGCGCATGATGCGCAGGCGCAGCGCCGGGCCAAGCGGCAGGCGGCAGTTGCGAATCTTGCTGATGACCGGCGGCGCTACCTCCAGCGCGCGCGACAGCGCGGCATCGTTGCGCAGCTTGTTTTGGATCAACAGGTGGTCGATCAGCGCGTGCGGGGTTACCTGGCGCGGCTCGGTGTTCAATGCGGCCTTGCTCATGAATCTCTCCTAAAGTTGTTGTGGAAATTACTTGGTGACGACCATGCCCTCCAGGCGCGCGACCATCTCGTTGAGCGCCTGAACGGTTTTGTAGACGGCGGTCTTCACCGCCGCCACTTCGTGCTGCTCGACGATGCCGTCGGCCAGCGTTGCGTGTACTTCCTTGCCGACGTCGCCGCTCGCCGCCCAGAACTTGACGGCCAACTCCAGCACCTCGATGTCGGATGAGGAGGCCGCGGCGTCGACAGGAATGCACACGTGGCCGGCATTGGATGCCAGCGCGTGGAGCACCGCGACGTCTCCAGTCAGCGCGATCACGCGCTCGACGTCATCCAGCGTCGGCTTGTGGTAGCCGGCGTTCGGGTTGACTTTGTTGCGCAGCACACCGGCGGCGACGCCCATGCGCGCGGCCAGCGCTTCGCAGCCGCCTGGGTAGTTGTGGACGGTCTTGTGCAGGGCGTCTTGGGCATTCATGCGCTGATCCATTCAAAAAACGTAAGAGTTATAGAAAAACAATGTGATACTTCGTGCATTGATAGGCTTAGATGAGAGTTGCAAATGCGGTACTATTTAGTTTCCAAAACTTCAATAGGAAGGCATTGCTGCACTCATGGAAAACGACATCAACGTCGCGGCCGCGCAGGTCGCAACCCGATTTTTGGTTACTCAGCTTTACGTCCACCAGTTCTTGATGGATCCGGCTGCGCGGAAGCATCTGCCTCCAGCGCTGATTGGTTTGGCGGCAGCGGACGCGGAAGCAACAACCGGAAACCCGCTGGCAGATCGCCTTCTGCATGGTGTGCACCAAGAGGTTCAGGCGTTTTTTGCAGACGTAGAAAATCGACTGCAATCGATCGAGGGCCGGTAATGGTTAGCGCGCCCATCATCGACGCGCGAGGGAACTGATGGCCGGTGGCCAGATGCACGCCTTGCTTCGGCGGCTCCGCCAGGATGGAGGGCTGCGCGTCCAGCGCTGTAGCGGGCGCCGATAGCTTATTTTCTTGGGGTAGCATGCGGACTCCTAAGTGGAAGAGTTGACAAGCGCAGGATCCGGCTCTGTCGGCGTGTGGTATGCGGCTGCCAGTGACGTCAGCCCGCTGACAACTTTTGCCGATGGGTTGCGCACACCAGCGCGGCCGGCCTGCATATCGCTGATCGACGACTGACGCAGACCGATGGCGTTAGCAATTTCGGTTTGCGTCAAACCAGCCTTGCGCAATTGCGCGATAGTGAAAGGGATATCCATGGAATCGATTATCGGCGCTCCGATCTTTTATGTCAATCGGCATACCGATGTTTATATCGGTGAAAATATAAACATGAGTATCGGACAACGAATTAAAGAGCGCCGGAAGGCGATAGGGCTGACCCAAAGCCAGTTGGCGGCGAAGGTCGGGATGAAGCAGAGTTCCATATCGGAACTGGAAAATGGGGACTCATCGAGCACGACAAATGTCGCGAAGATAGCTCAGGCGCTTAAAGTCAACGCGCTTTGGCTGGAAACGGGAGCTGGGGATGGCATGCGTCAAGATCATGCGAACCCGGCAGGTTTGGATATCGACAAGATGATGCGCAAGCTCGCGGCACTGATTGATCTCGACCTAATCTCCCAGCAGGACGCCGCCCTTCTCAAGCACTATTGGCTTGCCTCTGAGGACGGTCGTGACAAGATTCAAACCTTCGCAGAACTCGCTGAGCGCGAGCAGCTACTTGTTGTTCACCACCAGGCGCAGTAATGGTTTCCGGGGATAGCGTTCGGCAAACCCAATGAGGTATGGCAACATCTTCTTTTGTTGCTCGACAGTCATAGCGTTATAGGCCCGCATGGCGCGATCAATGGCGTTCATGGATTGCAATAGAAATATATTGATTGCAACTATACGCTACTGAAATGCGACAAAGTCTCACACTTTGTCACTATCGATTACTACTAATTGGCCTACGGGGTTTTGGTAGACCAACGTTTTGCAATTACGGTTTAGGGGGTTGCGTCGAGACCAGCTCCACGCTCGCCGCCTTAACTGGCGAAAGGCGTGGATTTTTCCGTGCCACGTCCTCCACCATCACGACTATCAACGCGAGCGCAGTATCATCCATCTGCTCCAATGCTGCACGGGCCCGCTCTTCATCCGATCTTCTCGGAGCACTGCATACCATTTCATTTCCTTTTTGGTTGTTGGCGTCAGACCAATATACGCGAATTGTAACTAACCCCGATTGAAAATAGGTATTGCCTTGAAGCACCGATCCGTGCACGCTATCACTACGCGCGGCTGCCCCAGACAGCGAATGAAATGTTAAATCCATACACGGATTAAATTTAATTATTCGACGTCAAATCGCCTCAAAAACAACACTTTCCTGATTCGCCGCGTGAAAATCGCGCGATGACACCACCTACCACACATCGCCGATCGAAGTCACTGACCGTAAGAGTTACCCCGGAACTCCACGAGGAACTAACCGCTGCCGCCTCTCGCCAAGGATGGACGGTCAACGAGGAGATCAACCAGAGGCTCCGCGCTGGGCCTATACTCGAGCATCTGCAGACCATGTCGGCAGAGATCGTTGAACTAAAGGCCATGATGCGCGACATGCAGAATTAACGATTTTCAACATTTACTTTCCTTCCGGCTCTAAGCCGGATTTTTTTTGCCCTGGCCACCAGTTATCGAAATATATCAGAAATAATCGGAATGCCGATTGACTTATTAAATCGGTACACCGATAATTGACTCCATCGATTCACACACCGATGGAGCAAACCATGAAGGCAGCAACCGCAGCAGAAGTCGCACCACAGGAAGGCATAGCCGGCACCGCGGCGCCAATCAGCCACGACAAGCTGCGCGTTAGCGCGAAGCTGGTCGCCCTGGTCACGCCGTTCATGGCGAAGGCCGATATCCGCTACTACCTCAACGGCATCAACATCCGCCCGCACGCCGCCGGCGGTGCAGTGATTTGCGCCACCAACGGCCACGTGCTGGGCGCGGTGCACGATCCGGACGCTGTATGCGAGCACGAAGTCATCCTGCACATCACGCCCGGCACCGCCGCCGCCCTGAAGGGTCGGGGCAATGGCCGCCGCGAGCTGGTCATGCGCCATGGTCGCGTCGCAATCATGGAGGAGGATATCGAGGTCTCTTTGCAGCCCGGTGATCCTCTGGTCGAGGGCAAGTTCCCTCAATACCAGAACGTCATCCCGCCAGCCGACCGCCTGAAGCCAGGCCTGATCGGCCAATTCAACACTGCTTACATTGCGCTGCTCGACACGGTCGCTAAAATCGCCTGCCCGAAGGCTGGCCCGCTGCGCGCGGTCACCTTCTTCACGGTCGATGGCCAGCCAAAAGGCTCCGCAGTGGCACGCCTCCTCGCGGAGCGCAATTTCCTCGCAGTGCTTATGCCACAGTCACCGGACGTCATGGCCCCTACTCCGACCTGGTGCAGCGCCGTGCCGCCCAAAGATGACCTGGCCGCTGCAGCAGGTGCAGCATGAAGTACCTCATCACCGAGCGCACCAGCGACGGCCAGCGCAGCTACATGGCCATCGGTGACCTGGGCCTGCTGATCGATGCGGCATACAACGCCGGCGCCTTGGGCGTAACCGCGATGGTGAAGCCATGAAGCGCGTCCATGCCCTGCTCTACTGGCTTCGCCAGCGCGCCGCTGCGCGCAAGTACCGCCACTGCTCGATGCGCACCACCGAGCTTTTCGCCAGCTACAGCGCCATCGGCGCCGAGCTGCGCGCCGCGATTGAGGCTGAAACGGCCGCCGCTGCGCACATGGAAAAACTTTTCAACATCACCCCATAGGAGACGACATGTCCTGGTTCAAAAATATTCAGGCGTATCGCCTCCCTGCCCCTTGGGCATTCACGTCCGAACAGCTGGAAGCGGCGCTGGCCACCTACGCGTTCACGCCGGCCAGCAGCAATGAACTGCTGCGCCAAGGCTGGGACAAGCCGCGCCCGGACGGCGGCCTGGTGCACGTAGTCAATAAGCAGATGCTGATCGTCTTGGGCACGGAGAAAAAAATCCTGCCGGCGAAGGTGATCAACCAGGTGGCGAAAGCGCGCGCTGCCGAAATGGAAGAGGCGCAAGGTTTCGCGCCAGGCAAAAAGGCGATGAAGGAACTGAAGGAGCGCGTCGCCGACGAACTGCTGCCGCGTGCCTTCGTAGACCGCAGCAACACGTGGGCGTGGATCGATCCAGTGAACGGGTGGCTGGCGGTCGACACCTCCAGCCCAAGCCGCGCCGACGAGGTGATCAAGCTGCTGCTCAAGGCGGTTGACCGCATGCCGCTGGAGAGCCTGCGCGTGCAGCGTTCGCCGGTTGCGGCCATGACCGAGTGGCTGCACGCCGACGAGGCGCCGGCCGGGTTCACGGTCGACATGGACGCCACCCTGCGCGCCACCGGCGAGAGTAAGGCACAGGTGGCATATAAGCGTCACACGCTGGACCCAGCCGACGTCGGCCGTCACATCGACGCCGGCAAGCAGTGCACTCGCCTGGCCATGACGTGGGACAGCAAGATCAGTTTCGTGCTGGACGAGAGCCTGTCGATCCGCAGCATCAAGCCGCTGGACGTGCTGCAGGAAAAAGATGCCGGCATCCGCAACGACAGCGAGCGCTTTGACGGTGACTTCATGCTGATGGCGGGCGAACTGGCGAAGATGCTGGCGGACGTGGTTGAGGCGCTGGGCGGAGAGGCGCGGGCATGAGCGCAGACACCGTTCAAATCTCCGGACTGAGCGCGGAGCAGCAGCTGGAAGCGCTCCACCGGCTCTGGGACGAGCAGCAGACGATCTGGGATAACGTGCGCGCCAGCTTCACCGCGCGGCTCAGTGCGATGTCGACCGAGAACAACCTTCTCGGCGTGGAACTGCGCAACATCGTCGCCGAGCGCGACGCGCTGCTCGCAGCGCCGAGCAAGCTGTTCCAGCCGCGTCTGGTCGATGGTGATGCGCGCCAGGCTGAACGCGCGGCCTTCGCCGCCGGTCTGCACCACGCGAACGTTCTTCAGCGCCGCACAACGGCTAATAAACAAGCGGAGGCAGCATGAGCATGACCATTGGCCGCATCGAGCGCTCCGGCACCATCAACTTCCTTGACGCCGGTCTTGCGATCTGGGAGGAAGGCATATCAGGCGCGCTCCGCTGGCGGCTGGCCGGCCGAGAAGGCGTGGAATCAGCGTTTTAAGCGCGAGGTGTTCGCGCGAATTGTCCAGACTCTGAACCGCATAGGTTGGACGGTCGGGCCGTGGGACAAGACCGAGCAGTTCAAAATCATCGCTCGAGATCACCGTACTTGCCGCAAGGGCGACTTGCACGGCGAGCTGGAAATCAGCGGGCGCTGCATCAAGTTTGAAATGTGGCAGAACGTCACGCCGGCAAAAAACCGCAATGGCGGCCGCTACGATTTCGGCAAGGAAGCGAGGATGCCGTACACCCTACGTCTCGAAATGGAGCGGGCGCGCCGCCGGATCCGGGATTACCTGCTCAATGTGTTCACCGGCTACGTGTTCAATCCGCCAAATCCAAAAATCTGCGCGGATGGCGCTACCGCGCTTGAGTACGCAAAGCACAGCCAGCGCACCTCGTGCCACTACGTTGAGCGCCTCGGCCGAGCGAGCTTTAATAGCCCCGACAATGGATTCACTGGAGACGGAGTGGCAATCGACGACGGGGCCAAAGTCTACGCCATCACCAGCGACGGTCGAGTTGTATTCGGCGCTGCGTACTACAGCTTAAACGGTCGGTGGATGATAGTGACGGGGAAGCATGGCATCGAATGGGCGTATCACAAAGAATTGTACGCTGCGTGTCCAGGCGATCCGCGCGTCAAGCGCAACGCGTACAAGCGCCGCCAGCGCCTGGAAGGCGAACTGGCAAGAGCAACCAAGGCAATGAACTTTGAGCGCGCCGCCGTGCTGCGTGACATTCTGTTCCCGGGTGCGCCTGCACTGTTTGCCATCTGGAACGAGAAACACAGCCTGTACCACCGAGCCGGCACAAGCGGCTACACCAGCGACCTGTCGGACGCAGGTAAGTTCACAGCGGATGAGGTGCGCGGCTGGGACAAAGCGCCGAACAGGGTTATTCCCTTACAACAGATGGAGGCAGCATGATCACCAAGCTATTACAAATCATCTGGTCGGTGATCGCGCGCGTGCTGGCGCGGCCGGCGGTGGCGTCGTGGTTGATCCGCCGCGCTATGCGCACGCCGTACAGCCACATCGTGAAGAACGGCGAACTGTACATGGAGCGGTTCTGGCTTTTCAACGCCTATCCGGATACCGGCGAATCTGGCGCGGACAAGCGCTGGTGGCAG